TCTGCTGTTGTAACCTCTCCGTCGAAGAGATCCATCAACTCTATAATTTTATCTTGTAGGTCTTCCATTACTCACCTAACATTCTAGCGATACCGCCTGATGCAAATTTTATTAACATCTCTGGATCTTGTCTTCTTTGATAAGGTGCTTGTCCAATAGATTGTAAATATTGTGCAAAAGCGTTTGCTTCTGCACTACCTGAAAAATTATAACTATATCCACCTGGTAATGTAACTGGAACTATAGCTGCTGTTCCAGCACCAGGAGGATTAGTTTTTTTATATTCTTCAAAGCCCGACAATAATTGATCTTTAGGTAGAGGATCATTGTATCTTGGCATAACTGTTAATGCGCCATCACCAGAAGGTGTACCTGGTGGTCTTGTCATGTCGATTTGATCTACTTCTTCTACAGGCATCACAGGTGGTATACCCATTTCATTTTTATTTCCACCTGCTACTGGTATATCTTGTTCTACTGCACCTGCTATTGGTGTTTGATTTGAAACTGATGTCTCAGGTCTATTAGAAGCTTGCTCTGTAACTTGAGGAATCAAAGGTTTGTTAAAATTATTTCCCATCTCTGCTTGAACTTGATTTCCAAACTGATCCATCACAGTATCTGGTGTCACGGTAATTGCACTTGAACCATAAACTGATGTATCTGTTGCATCGTAGGCAACGTCACCACCCATTTGATATTTAAGTCTTGCTAGTCCGCCTGATGCATACATATAATCTTCTCCAGACACCTCACCTTGTCTTGCGACAACGGCATCTGATTGAGCTTCGGGATCTTCTGTTATTCTTTTAGCTTTATCTTTTCTTTTTTTATTTTGGACAATCTCTTTCATGGTAGGTCCTTTGCCTGTCGCATATTGTTTTAGTTTCGATACATCTGAATCAAGATCTTTAATACTTGTACCACCAACTTCATCTACCTCTATCTCATAATCATCTGGTCCATATCTTCTACCAACTGGACCTGACTCTGCTGTGGTAAACTCTCCTGTCGGTCTTGGATCACCCTCATCAGGTAATGGTTTTTTATATTGCATCTGCACCGTATCACCAAATACATTCTGTTCACTTTCATACTCAACTCTTACAGCACCATCGTCCACGTCTTCTGTAACTCGGACCACGGAACCATCGTCAAGTGTTTTCTGGTGAATAGATTGTCTCTCACCTGTTGCAAATCTTTTAGTGACATCATCTCCTTCGATGATTACTTTGTTAACCAACTGATCAAACCATTCTGGTTTACCTGCAACATTATCTGTTTTAATTATTGGAACGTTCTTGACACCTTTAACTGTTTTCAATGGTTTAATAATTTTACCGATGATAGGTATTGATGCAAGTCCACCTAGTAATTTTAGAAATGTTCTTCTGTTCATACCATCTTTCAAACCAATACGACCACCATCAGCGTTCAAATCTCTTTTCTTTT